CAAACTGTCCTGTAACAGTAGAACCCGAATCTCCTTCATGTAATCCTGTAATTCCGTGACCTGATGTAATAGATCCAGCAAAACCATCTCCACTTCCAGCTACAGTTGAGATTACGCTACCAAAATTAGGAACTGTTCCAGCAGTAATGGTGCTGTTGCTGCTTGGAATTGTATCTGCTGCTGTGAATGATTCTGTTAGTGACCATGTACTTGCACAGTTAGCAGGATCTTCTCCACATCCATTTATAGAGTAATCTCCAGCATTTAAAGTAACCGCACCATTACTTACAGTTAGTCCTCCAATCTGATCGTTTTCATCACTTGTCCCAATATTGCTTCCAGACGCACTATAAGATGCACCAATCCTTGTGGCTTGTGTCATAGCAGCGTCAACTTTTACGCTTACGCTTGATGTAAATTTTGAAGTTATATCAGCATAAGCTGGTGCTGATAATAACAGTAGTAAAGGGAGTAATTTCTTCATTTTTTACTGATACCAACATTAGTGTCTTTATTAGATACTACATTAAATGGCCTCTTTTTGCCATTTGCGTTGTTTTTCACCTGTAATCCCATATTAGACATTACTGCCGAAAGTAATCCAGCAGCAAAGGTCGTATCAATTTGTTTGATTGAATTTCCAAAATATGCGTAAGAAATTACTGCCAAACTCCAAAAAAGTATAATCATCTGGACAAGGTTGGATAATATAGAAGGACTTTCTTTCTCCTCCTTTTCTTCTATTTCTGGGTCGGTTTTCGGGTCTTGAGTTGCCATAATCTTAGTGATATACTATAAATATAAGGATTGAGGCCAAGTTTGGCAAATAGCGGTAAAGTAGAAGTAGACGCTACATACAAATGGTAAAGATTCTAAAACCTATTCTTCTCATATTCATCAAGTCAAAAGCGATGAAAAGATTGATTGTGGATCTGCTAAAAGCAATAGCTAAACAGACAGACAACTCAATAGACGATCAGGCAGTTGAATTTATTGAGGCCAGAATGTTCCCAGGATCTACAACTAATCTTCAATGATATGAAAAATGACAGCTTCATAAGATTTATCTCAACTCCTCTGCCGATGGAGAAGTTATGGGTTGTGATGATATAGATAAGTTAAAGGCTTTTTGCATAGATATGATGAAGAATCATGCAAGAACCGAAATTGTGCTATCTAACGCAATGATGCGTATGCTGGAGCTTGAAGCAAAATTAGCTGTATTGCAGACACCACCAATTAAAAATAAATTATTTTACAAATTTCGTTTATTTGTAGAAAAAGTAAAACTTATAAGACAGATAAGACAGCACCAAAAGAATCACTCGCAACGAGCGTAGGCTGCCTGTTGCTTAGAAACTATCATCTCAGGATATTGGATCGTTTCCCATCTATGTCCACATTCATAACATTCTCTTCTACGAATGATTATAAATTTTGAATTTCTTTCAGAACGGACAACCTTCTGATCGCTGTACATCTTACAGCCTGGGCACTCGACCCATGTTATTCTTTTCATTTTTTGCGTTGAATGTATTTTTCATATTTAAGGTCTAGATCAAGTGACTCTTTAGTGTATTGAAGTTCATCAATATTACCCATAAGATAGTCGTCATCTAGTGCAGCACGTTTGATTTGATATTCGTAATACTTACCTTTTGGCACAGTATTTAGATAATGTCTTTTTCTGTAATATCGACCCAGTGAAACCAATCAATAGTGGATTTGAGGATACAATCTCCAAAATCTTTTTCTTCATATCTGAAGGTTCTCTTTAAGTCTGGATCGTAATAAATTTGTCCGATGTAAGGACTTTTCGGGAAAGCAATCCCTAGTGATGATCGAAAATAAATAGACATAATAGTTGTTTTAATCTTTCTGCTTTCTTCCGTCAATTCGTCTTTGTACAGATTCTCTCCACATCAACTCATCTTTGGCTTCAGCAATTTTATATTCTGAGCTAGTAAATTCACGTTGTAAAGCCTCATACGCTACTTTTCTAACCCATGCAGTACCACGCATACCCTCTTTGTCAGCTACCTTTTCTATAAGTTCTGCTCTATTTGGGTCGATTAGTACCTGATAATAGCTTTTGTTTCCGTGTTTGAGAGCCATTTACAATGTTGTTCTTGTACTACTCTACCACCAAATTGGCAAATCGGCTTTCTCAAGTTGCTTTTCCACATACTTTTTTCTAGCTTCTCTGCGTTTTTTAGTCTTTCCCTCACGGACTTCTCTAGCTTTTTTCAGAAAATCAATGATACTACCCAGATCTCTGGTGGTTGCTTTTGGAATCTCTTTGTATAGATCCTTCATTAGATCTGCTCGAATATTCTTCTGCATAGGCAACAGGCATTACCTCCATTAAGGTCTTGTAGTATTTTACTCCAAGCTGTTTATTATGCTTGGAGATATACCAACCGTGTTCATTTTTGCAAATACCGATCATTTTTTCATCCTCTTTTGTTTTTTAGTTTGTACACTTTTAGATGGTTTTCTGGTTTTTGGAGTTTTAGCACTCTTTGGTTTCATGGATGTTAGATGCCATCCATTTCCTTTTGGGCAAGCATAAGCATAAGCATGATTTTTACCTCGTTTTCTCATGTCTGATGCTTCTTTCTTGGCTTCTTGTTGGGTGCGGTAAACGATCTTATTGCATTTGTAACAATGCCCTAAGACTGACATACCTCTTTTTTCTATAAAATCCCCCAACTTATGTAAAGGGAGTCTGTTCATTTATTTAGTGGACCTCGCTCCATCTATCGCCAATAGACACTTCAGCTAGTGCAGGAACATCGCCCAACCACTTTGCTTCAGCATTTTCCATTGTAGTTTTAAGAATCTCAGCCCATTCATCTGCTAAATCTTCTTTAACAAGAAGAATCAATTCATCGTGAACGGCTGCTGCAATCCTTACTTTATCTTCGCCTGTTTCTTTGACTTTGACCCATAAATTACCTAATGCACACTTTAATATTGCGGCACCAGCACCCTGGATCGGTGTATTACATCTAACAGTAGTTCTATTAAGATCGCCTTTCAAGAATCTACGCATATTAGATACTGGAACTCTAGTCTCAGGCCATTCATCTCCTTCAGTGGATCGTGAAAGATAGTTCATCTCTCTCTGCCAATCCCTAATGCCACTATATGTAGTGAGCCAGTTATCACGAATCTTTACAGCTTCATCGTTGGACATGATGACACCACTGCTTCCAGCATACTTTCGTAAACCTTCAGCACCAGCACCATATAACAAACCGAAGTTAGCAGACTTGGCAATCTGTCTATCACATCCCATCTGTTCAGCCGTATAGTCATGTAAATCTTCGCCACGCTGAAATGCAGCAGTCATGTTCTTGTCTTTAGCCAATGCAGCAGCAAGACGTAACTCCATCTGTGAAAAGTCAGCATCAACAATCTTCCAACCCTGGGGAGCTTGCACACATTGTCTGAACTCTGAATCTCTTGGTATCTGCTGGTTGTTTGGCTTGATACTGGACATTCTTCCTGTATCTGCCCCAAGCTGCATATATGATGCTCTAACAAATCCATCGTCTGACATCTTATCTTGTATGCTTTCAATCATCTGTCTACGTTTTTCTCTACGTTTCCAAGTCATAAGTGTTTGGATCGTAGGAGAATCAGCAGCACAATTTTTCAAAGCATCTTTAGCAACACTAGGCTTACCATCATTGTTTACTGGTGTATAACCAAGAACTAATTCAAGTTTTTCTAGTAATTGCTTAGAACTCTTAATATTGAATCCTGCATACTTTTTAGTACCTAGTCTGACTGAGCCTTGGTCTTTCGCACGAAGGTTGAACGAGCCATCCTCATTTCTAGGCAACTTTTTTCCAGATGGTAAGTCATTATCAAGTTCTCTGATAAATTCATTACCCAGTTCTTTAATGTCATCTTCATAATCAATGCGACACTGTTCTAACTCTTCTCTGTTCCAAGGTAGCCCAACTCTCCACATCTGTGCCATAGCTGGTAAAGCTCTACATTCTAATGTGTAAGCTCTATCTAACTGTGCATTTCTTATCTTTCTGTCCAATACCTGATCTAGTTCAAGTAGTACTTCAATATCTTTTGCAGCATAGATTAACTGTTCTTTGGATAGATACTCAGCACCCCAATCAGACTTCTGTTGTTCCTTAGATATATTCATATCAAGTTGTCTTTTAGCTAGTGCATCAAGACCATGCTTAGTCTGCGGAATACCATTAGTAAGTAATCTGCTGGCTAACATACTGCAACGCACAAATCCTTCGGGATATATGCCATGTTCCTGTAGCCAACCAAGATCAAACACTGCGTTGTGTGCCAGCCAATATCTATTGGTACTACTGAAAAATTCTTCAAGATAGTTCCAATCGCTACGCTCTAACTCAAAGCAATCAATAACTACTATGGTTCGAGAAGAAAAACACCCCAACTGAATTAGTCGGAGCTTACCTTCTTCTGGTTGTAGCTGTAGTGTTTCTGTATCAAACGCAAGACTGTGAGCAGTCTGTAATCTTTTTAACTCTGATATTCCGTAATAGACAGAATATTCTTGTTTAGTAATTGTTGAGGTCATGGAAGAACCTATAAATATGCTCTATTATTGTATCACAATAGTCTAGTTTGTCCAGTAACTTATCTTTTTCTGTAAAGTACTTACACTAAGCCGTGTGCATATTGAAACATCAAGCCCACAGCTAACAGCCTGTAAAACCTGACTGTGAAAATATTCTGGATCGTAATACTCAACTTGATTAACTTTTACTACTCTGCTTCTTTCTAAGTCTGAATACTCTGTATAACGCACAGTGGCTAGTGGACTATCTTCTGTAGGATTTTTCTCCTCATAGATAGTGACATTTATTATTGGTTCTTTCAATTACTATTGCTCCCAGAACTTTTGGTTTTCTTCTATATACCCAGAGTCATCGGTGTATAAACCCTGTTTCGTTCCAGTGGAAGAGTTTTCAACAACAATCGGTTTTGTATTAACCTCCTCTTTGTATAAACCTCCACTATCTTCCGAGGTTTTTACAAAATTAGGGTTTTTACAAATATCATTGTTGTTCAAATCCGTTCCAGTATCTACATTATTAGGTTTATACACATCATTTCGGGGTATATCACGCACGAGGGAACTAAAAGACTTTGGCAATTCTTTTCCAACAGCTTTATAAAATTTAGATGGTCTACCTCCTCTACTTTTAGTTTTTGGTACGTCAACTTCTTCAATCAACTTCTGATCTTCTAATTTATTTAAGCTGTAAACTATGGCACGTTTTCTATGAGCACCGCCAACAGTATCGTGATCTACTAAATCTTTAACGCACCAAGGTTTAGTTTCTGTTCTCATTAAACGCAATATATCCAAAGTATGTTTGTTTGGAGTGTCTATCACAACCTCCTCTGTACGATCTGGTGCAGGGCTTATAGAGTATGTGTAATCAG